TTGACAATAGACTCTTTGCCGCCTTCAAGCGACTTGCGAGTCAATTCAATATTGCCTACATTACCAAGGTAAATGCCCATTAGATCGTTACCGCTGTTAGTGCGCCAGTGGCTTGGAAGCTAATTTGAGCGGAGCTAACTTCGCCAACGCTCGCACCAATGCTGACGCTTGTGATGTATGTAGTCAGTTCCACGTCGTGGTTGGTGTTGCCTTCAACCAAGCGCAGGCGCATCACTACGGTGTCGCTTTCAGATACGGCACCGATCTTCAATACTTTCTTTAGCGCTGCGGCTGCGTCGTTGCGGTTCGTGCCGTCGTTGTAGTACAGCAGAGTGGCACTACCGCTAAACTCTTGCACGCCTGGAATGTAGGTCCGTTGACTGTCGCCAAGGCTAGTGGTTTCCAAAGTTTCAAGGTTGCCGGTCAGCGACCAGTTGGTCACCTTGATTTGCTCGGTGCCGTCAATCAGCAGGCGACCGTCGCGTCCAGTGTAAATCTTGGCCATATGCCGAGCGATCGCCTCCTATATCCTAGCTTTGGACGCCAATCAGGCGAACACTAACCGTAGACACGCCAGGGCGCACTGACTGCTGCTGTGGTGGTTCGCCGTAACGCCAAACTGCGCCAGTGCCAGCAAGGTTCAAATTGTCTGCGCCAGCGGTCCATCCTGAAAAAGTCTGGGACGACGACGGAATGCCAAAGGTTTGATACGTGCCTTGCATTTCGTAGTAATGCGTCAAGAAATCGTTGGCTTCTGAATCTGTGATGTTGGAGTAGCTCAGCTCCAAAGTCATGTTTCTTGGGCGGCTGCCGTACAAAATGCGTACCTCAGCGCCATTGTTCGCGTTGTAGGTTTTGACCGGATAATCTCCGGGGCTGTACTGGCGGGATGTTGGCTTGAGCGAGCTAGGAAAGGCCATGGTTAGAAGTCGTACAGGAAGCGGTCTTCGGTGATCACGTCCAAGGCAACCTGCGAGGCATTGCCCTCAACAGGCGTATGACTGGCCGAAATGCTGACCAGCCCATCCTCGTCCAACGTCAGTTCTTCGACCATGTAGACATTCTGATTGATCGTCGTATCGGTGTACGTGTAAACCATGCCCCAGTAGCTGGCGTTAGTTGCCTTGCCGTTGGCAATTGTCAAGCTGATCGTTTCGACATCGCTGCCGCCGGGGCGATATGCAAACACGCTATAAGTGCCATCAGCCAAGGGATCAGCGGAAAGGATTGATCCGTTGTCTGCATTAATGACGCCATTACGAGCTGCGGTGTAGGGCGCCACTTGCGTGACCACTTTGATGTAATCCCCTGGCGCCAGCTGCAATCCATACGGATTTGTCTTAAAGCGCACGACATGATCCACACGGCGGCGAATACTGAGCAAGTAACGGGCAACTTTCAATGCTTGCTCGCGGTACGTGCAAAACAGCGATAAGTCGATTGTTTCTTGCGGGTATGTGCTAGATGCTGTTTCGTTCCAGCGGACGGCAACCGTGCGGATGGTGGGGAAGGCGTTTTTCTGTGTTTGCCTGTAACTGACTACAGCGCGAAAATCACGCCGCTGATCTTTATCTAGGTATTCAACCTCAAATGTGTCATCAATGATGTTGCCATCAGTGAACAATGCAGAAACTTGCAAGGCGCTTGGATCAATTGCGCCAGCAATGTTGTAGGGCACTGCAGGAACAATCGTGAACTTGCCGTTTTTGATGACAAAGGAACACAGGTTATAAGGCGCCAGCTCGGTAACAAATTCTTTGAAATTACGGTTAGTGTCGATCGCACCATCGAAATAAATATCGTTCGCCTTGAGGAATGCAGCAGTTGTCGTAAATCCTGTGTTGTCGATCAAGTCAGGGCTCACGACATCACCAAGGCCAGCGCGTGTATTGGTCAGCAGGTAGTAGACCAAATCACAAAACAGGTTGCTTGGGCCGGTGCTGCCATCAAACCAGTTGTAACAATCAACGCCTTTAGGCATCCATACGTTAAGCTGCTCTACGCTGCGTACAGACTTATCTGAGCGGATGACAAGTCCCATCGTGGTGCAGGCGTCGTAATTGGGAATAAATTCGTCATCAGTTTCATTTAAATTTGCAAGAGATTCATTTACATAAACAACCTCATGCTCTGGTCCATCAAAGTGCGATTTGGTTAGTTCGTCGTAATGGCTTACATCAGCAATTTGTGAGAAACGTTCAAAAGTACGCTCGTCTTGTGCTGCTACGACTTCAGTTGTCGTACCAATACCAGTCACTTGAAAATCAATCCTAAACTGCGTGTGCCCACCGTAATTAGCCCAATCATTACCAGCGCTGACGCCCACCGTATGCGAAAAACGTTCGTTTTTGCTCCATGTTCCGGTTGCCGGAACAGCAGTTGATAATGCCCAAGCAGCACTGCCTTGATCCCACATTGCTGTGGTGCCATAACGAGCGGCATACTCAGCGTTGGAATTAGTGCGTTTTGTCGCGCCAAAAACAATGGTGATGGTTGATCCATCTGTTTTTGCGATTGTGACTCGCTGGTTTACACGAGTGCCATCCGCGTGAAGTTCAGGATGACCAAGAACCTCGTATGCATAGCCACCTTGCTGACCTTGACCGCTGCCGTTTCCGTTGTAGCCACTAAAAACAGCAATTGCATTTGGTACTGATGTCCTTGTTGTTGTATATCCATCAGTTTTACCACTGACCATTTCGCCGTTATTAAAGTATTCACCAGCTAATACTTCTTCCCCTGAGCAAGTGACTTGAATTGTGCCGTAAGCGGTTGAATACGTTTTACCGAAACCAGATGAATAGCCCGTGCCAGTTAATTTGCCCGTTAGTCGCACCCAGCGTCCTGTTGAGTTTGTATATTTAGCCAGAATTGAACCAGGGCGCGGCACCAGCCGGTATTCCATTTGCTTGCCACCTGTGTTGCCTTGCGGCTTTAAACGGATGAAGTTGTACTGATCAATCGGACGGCTGCCTGTAACCGCAAATTGCTCTTGTATGCGCGACCACGGGTAAGGCGTGCCATCAGGTTGGGGATCAGCAGGACGCACTTCCACGGCAAACGCACTGGTGCGTGCCATATATTTATCCATGGTGCCATTTGTAATGCTGACTTCTTTATTGTCAAACTTTAAAAGCTGTGGTGCGCGTGGCACATTTTGAAAATTGCACAACCCGCTAGCGCGATTCCATACGGTGCTGCGGATACCGATCTCCGTTGCATCAACTGGCCGCGTGTTGCGGATGCTTGCGATTGCAACTTGAGCTACAGGCCAGAACGATGGTCCGCAATAGCCATCTTCTGGATTGTTTGCGGGAATGCTGGAATCCTTGCCGCCACCTTTGCTAGTCAGTGTTGCATCTCTAACTGCTTTGTCACCGGCAATTCCGATTGTGTGCTGCGTGCCGACAGTTTCAATACAACGCAAAGTGACACGGATAGATTGCTTGCGTGGGACATACACTTCGGCAGTGCGGCTTTCTACGTTAAAAATACAATTACCAATCATTATCTGCGTGCCAAGTTGCAATGCGCTATCTGCAGCTTCACGTGCGCTGTGCGTAGCATTGTTGACATCAGCTACATCAACACCACTGCTGCCATCAATGTTTAAATCAGCTGCCTGAAAATTCCTTTTATTGATTTGAAATTCAACCGTATCACCAACCCGGCAAACCACTTCTTTAGGTTTATTTGGGTAGGTGCCGTTGTGCGCCACAAGTCCCATGCACGGGCTGTAGCCAGCGCCAACACCTGGCATACCCTGCTTGCCGCCATTTGCTCGCGGACCAGCGATCTTTGTGCGCTCTGCTTTGATGCGCCGAGAAGGATCAGATTCAGCCTCTTCAAGCAGCGGGCGACTGATGACGCGCCAGTTCAGACGAAATGCTGTGCCGTTTTTAATCGGATTGAATAGGCCGAATGCTGTTGCATTTGAAGGTTTATAGGTCTGGCAGAATCCAGGGCTATCAGGCCCAAATGATGTCGGGCATGTAAAAACGTCATCAAATGACACCGGATCACCGGATGATGGTGTCCCCTTTGTTCCGTAGAGCAGATTGCCTGCATAAATGCGGCCAGACAAATCGCCGCTAATCGTTGTGCCAGGCTTGTAGTAAAAGGCATAACGGCTTGGATCCAGCACGTCTAGCCCGTTGTTACCAATAAAAATTCCAGAAATATCAGGGCGTTTTTGGCCGAAGCCGATTGTTTCGCCCAGCACGTACATCAGCCGCAAGGCTTGGTGTGTGCCATAGCTCATCGTGCGTGACCACACCAATTGCGGCTGCGCCATGATGCCGCCGGTTACGCCAAAGCCGTGCTCTTCATAGTCACCAAACAAGATGGCGAGACGGCTGCCGTATTCAGCTAGCTCTTGTACACCATCAAAACCAATGGTGGGGTTAAAGCGTTGGCGTCCACGTTGGCTACCAAGTGTGCGCTGGCGGATGTTGGTCTGCTCAGGAGTCTGCGGCTTTGGTGCCAGCAGGTACGAGATGCCGGTTGTCACAAGGCCAATTGCCAAGCTGACAAGCACGGAAGTTGTAAATGGGTCGCATCTAATATCCGGGATTAGCGCATATTCCGCCGGACGCTCGCCGGTTTTCTTCTGTACTTCGCTGACAAAATATCGATACTCATCCTCCGTGCAGCCGAGAAATTCGATCAGCTGCCTTTCATACGGAAGCAGGGGAAGGCGAAGCAATTCGATAGCGGAGTCCACTGCACCACTTGGCTCAGTTCCCCGATATTCAGAATTCCGCCGTTCCATACAACACCGAAAGCCTTGCGTTGCCCTGAAAGTAGGACGACATCGCCATCATAGGCGGGTTGTGCCACCCGCCTACCCCACAACAGCAGCCACCGTGCAATTTGTTTACCGCTACCTTGGTACATTGCTGGCGTAATTTCCGGATGGTCAATACTCAGCTCATCTAGAACCACGGTGACAAGATGGATGCAATCGATCGTCCCATCAGATCCGTCACCACCAAGGCGGTAGGGCATCCCAATCAAATCAAAACAGGAGCGAGCCACTGATCGGAATGCTGCCGACAAGTTTTTGTTGCAGTGTACGTTTGGGAATGTCGCCGCCCACGGCATCTAGCACGCTATTGAGCCGAAAAACTACTGTGTCTTGCCGCCAGCCGCCACTAGCAACTTGCCCGACGTATTCGTGAAGTGTGGTTTGACTTGAAGCGGGATCAGTTGAGTCGGCGATGATGCGCACAGATACAGTGGCGATCCAGTCATTGCGAATAGCCTCATCCGCCCACGACCGAGCAATTGCGTTATTCGGGAAAACCAGGCTGGCATCAACATTGTCGCCGCTTCGGTTGACCGTAATCCCGCTAAAACCAAAAGGCAAGAACTGGTGCCCGTTGACGGTTTGACCGATCCAGAAGTTTTGAAACTTAAGCTCGGCGCCAGTATCTTTCTTTAGCGTCAAGTAGTGGCCAAGTGCAATGTCCATCAGATGCCAACCCTCCGGCGAGTCGAGTTGCTCATCTGAAGCTTGCGTAATGCACGGGTTTCGCCTTGTGATGCACCTTGTTGAGCAGCTTGCGCCATGCCTCGCTGGAACTCTTCAGCCGTAACGTAATCCACGTTATTGATCCGTTCCACGCTGTAACGCACGTCGATTGGCTGCATCGTTGCAGTAGGTGCGCCGCCACCTTCTGGTGTGGTGCCATTGCCGGGGATGACTGATTCACCGCGGGCGCCACGCGAGTAACGAGACATTGCAGCAGACATTTTGGATTGCGGAATGACATATTCTGGTTCACCGCCTTCGCCGATTAACGCATTGGTTGGGCCGGTGACGAAGCCGCCTTCGGCGAAGAAATTGGCTCCGGTGAAGCCTTCCATGAAGCCAGCGCCGGTCGGCATCTGCACCGGACCGGCACCGCTGAACAGCCCGCCGCCACCGCCACCCAGCGCCTTGAGGATCGTCTGGAATGCGATCATGGCCAGCTGCTTGGCGATGATCTCAGCAGCCATGCTGATAAATGCCTTGCCAATGCTTTCAAACGCATCTGCTAGTGCTTCTTGAGTTGATTTAGCTCCAGTTGCAACATCTTGGAATGCGGCACCAAAAGCATCACCGATTGCGTTTGCCCCGGTTACCGCTGCATTTATTGGATTCGTTAACGCTTCTAGCTCTTCACGGTATTTGGCCATTTGCTGTTCGCCAGCATTTGGCATTAAATCAATATCAGTCCTAAATCGACCGGCGCCTTCTGGCAGCATTTCACCGGCAGTCAAGCCAGCGCGTTTGTAGTATTCTTCAAGCTGCTTCTTAAGCGCTTCAGTTTGCAGATCAATTAACTCAAGCCTTTGAATTTCTGCATTGAGTTGATTTAGGTTGGTTTGCTGCTCTGTGTTTTTAAGCTCTGCGATTTGCTTTGCGCGATCCTCAAAATCAAACTGAATTTGCAGGCGCTTCTGCTCAATCTCAGAAGCCTCAAACAGCAACGCAGCTTGACGTGCAAATTGAGTGCCAAGTTGATCGCCAAGCTCAAGCGATCTTTCTAGCTCTTTGGCAAGGCGTTCAGCATCACGTGCTGCCTTGTCAACGCCGCCGCCGCCGGATCGTCCGCGTCCAGATCCTGCAGTACCGGCGCCAAGAGCGGGT